ATCCATTATTTTCTCCAATTAAGACCATAAATTTGTTGAACTAATATCAAAAGCGACGTTACCGGCTATATCATAGCCGACTAATCTAGTGATGGAACCAACATCCGTATCTCCAGAAACTTCTGGCAAACTATCATAACTAGGTATTGCCCAGTTGTACTCCAGCACGCCATTCGCGGGATCGTCGAACGACGGGTCCGCCTCTTGCCCGTTGGCGTCATGGCCATACGCCTGCCAGTCTTCGAATGACTCGTAACCCTCGCCGTCGCGTCCGTAGAGTATTTCAGTATTGTTCGGTGCCCACAGCGTATTTTGATCCGCATCCCAAGTCGTGATATCCATTTCATCCGATTCGTGCTGAATCGCCGTCTGGATCGTTGACCCCGTATTGTGTACTTTGTTTCCGAAAAATGTCCCGTTGTCTTGCCACATCCGAATGGCACACAACTCGCCGTAGAATCGGCTATTATGGACACGGAGGTCATCACAAAGAGCCACGCGGGAGATGGTGATATTCAGCGAGGCATTGTTCGCGAAAACGCAATGCCTAATATCCACTGACTTCACGTTCCATGCCGCAATTCCAGATTCCGTCAGATCATGAAACTCGCACCCCTGAACAATCATGTCCTGAATCCAGGACGTGTCGCCTTCGTCGTAACTGTTTTGCAAGTTACTGGCGTCGATGCCATTCTTCGTGCCGGTGATATCGCAATCTGAAAACACAAACCATCGACAGGCACCATCGCCTTGAGTGTTTGTGTTTACACAATAATTTGCAGATATCACCTCTTTGAATGTGACCCACTCACAGAGCCAATGGTTGTGAACCTTCGGATAGACGTGATGATGAAAAACGTCATCGCCGTCGATTCCTTTGAATGAACCGCCAACACATGAGACCCAGTCTGCCATATTCAGATTTAACGTCGCTAATGCTTCAAATGCACCCCCGTCATAGTCGGTGTCCCAACTCACAACATTGTGAACAGTCTCTGTACCATCCGTGCGATAAAGCTGACCACTTCCAGCAGTTCGGGTGAAGTCGCAATCAGCGATCAAACCATCACGAAACCATGTGCGAGGTGTTGTGCTGGTGCCATTGTTTGTCTGTGTAATTTGCACACACGCAATGGCACTTGTTCGTGTCCCGCGAAGGTCGCACCCGATGATCTTAAATTCTGATTCCGTCAGGTTTCCGCCTGACGAGTACGGTAGAGCGAAGTAGAACAACTCAACATTGAACGTGAAACTTCCTGTTTCATTCTTGATGATCGGTTTCGCCCCAGAACCGTACGCGGCAATGACTCTCCCACTGACACTCTCCATCGGTATCCGGTTTGCTTCGATCTCCCACGTCGAATCGGTTGCCAGCCACAGCCACGCCTTGTCCGATGAGTTGACGCTGGAACTCAAATGATCGAACGCCTCACTGGCGTCATTCCACGGACTAGCAGACGACAACCCATCGCCATTCGTTCCAGCACTTGGATCGAACCAGCGTTGTGTCCACCCCGTTAGATCCGCAACCGTGATACTCGATGCCGTCGCACTTGTTGCCCGCTCAATCAACTGAGGTGCAGAGTCGCCAGTTCCAACACCTGTCAGACTGCCGAAATTCGCCGAGACCGTCAGCGTGTCGCCAGCCAAGTCACCGCACAGCTCAAACGTCCCTCGCCCTGTGTCTCTTGCGTTGCCGCTGCCGACCGTACTCAGGCCTTCCAGATTGGTGACGATGGTTGCCATCGTAGCGTCATAAGCGATCGCCGAGGTTGTCTGTCCATCGACCGTGAGCGTGAACGTGCCGCCTGTCGCACCGCCCATGAATATCTCGTAGTCGCCGAGCGTCAGGATGCTCGTTGTACTGGCGGAAACCGTCTGCCCGTACTCGTTGATTCCCTTGACCGTCAGCGTGATTGTGTAGCTGCCGTCACTGCGATAAAGGTGCGTCGCGTCAGGCGTAATCTGATCACTGTTGGAATTGAGGTACTGCCCTGTCATCTTCGAGTAGAAGATTTCCGTGGAGGACGGGTCGCCAAAGTCCCACTCGTAGTGCAAATCGAAATAGGGGTTTCCGGATGCGTCATACGTGGTCTGCTCGGCAGACACCTGCACCGCAAATGGCATCGTGCCGCTGACAAGTTGGCACTTGATCTTTGGTGTGATCGTCGTCAGGCCGGTGATCTTCCGGTTGGCCATGTAATCCGGCCATGACGCGGGGCGAGCATCCTGCTCCCACACGTCGCCCCACACATCGCCGAAGATTGGTTCAAGAACGTCGTTCGCCATCAGTCAACCCCGAACTTGTCACCGGAAGAACCATCGCCCGTGATTGCCACGTCATTGATCTGCTTGACGTTGGACGGGATCGGCACACAGTCAATTCGATCAACGCATGGTGCCATGTTCGCCGCACCGTGCAGGTATAGACTGGCCCGTCCTTCAGCCGCAACAATTGTGTCGCTGAGATCCAGACGATAGAGACCCGGAGCATTTGTGGCGTCGATCTCGACAAACCCCCCGTCCGAATGGGCACCACCAACCGTCTGTGTTGCCAGCGACAACGCGGTCATAGTCCCTGTGGCCCCCTTGCGGTAGTAGCACGTGAGGCCCGATGTGTTGTAGACAAGCCCCGTGAGGCCCGCCCCGACTGATGACGACGAGTCCGCGATGAACACGTCGACTGATTGGTCAGTTGATCCTGCAAGAATTGCTGTCATGCTCTCATGCCTCCCGACATAGACGCAGCAGTCACCCCCAATAGGCCACCACCGCTCGATGCTGTATCTGGTTGAATTGCCCCAACCCACTTATAGCTGTCGCCGCCGACACCACTGATTGGAGACCGCGTCACTTTCAGCCCTGTGCCTTGTGGCGTGTAGTCCTCGCTGCCGCCCGTTGTTCTGTCCACAAAGTCCGGGTTATCTGTCACCGTGTCCGCAGGCAGGCTTCCAGCATCAATTTGCCCCAATGAATTTGCACCTGTGCTGGTCGGGACACACAGCAACCTGAGTTGGAACCCCGTCAGTGGAGTACTGTTGAGGTTGATCCCATACCCTCCGTTGTTACTGATGATCGTATCGGCGATCGACATCGAATCAGACGCGATTGTGGAGTTCACACTTTCAATGCCGTCTCCAGTGTTGCCATCAATTGTGCAGTTAATGATCGCACCGTTTTCAGTACTGTGCGAATTCATATCTATCCGCACGCCATCGCCGCCGTTCTTGAAGACAATCGTGTCGATCATTCTCCCGACGGGAGTGAGTTTCAGTCCAAAGCTGCCATTGTCGTGAATACTGCACGACTCCCATATCCCACAGCCTCGCGAGTCGAAGCCGCCGGTGTATCCTGCACCGCCGTTGTTGTCGATTTCGCATACCTTGAAGATGGTGGTGTCAAGATTCGTCTGCTGCCAGAATCCATGACTGGTCGCGTTGTCCAGCCGGCAGTTTTCCCAGATGCTGCCATCCGAATCGCTGTAGACGTTGTATCGCGTCGCTCCAGTGATCCTTAGATTTGCGATGTAATAGTAGTTGATGTCAATACTGATCAGATCGGTGGATGCTCCGAGACTGCTTCCACTGATCGTCGCAATTGTCCCATCGTCGGTGCCATCCGATGCGGCACCGCGGATTTGGGTTCGCGCAGAAACCGTGCCAACATTTGCACCGTTATCCACATCAATCTGAGCCGATGGGGTATACGTGCCGGTGTTGCAGATCAACCCTAGATCGGAATTGGTGACAGTGTCGAACAGTTCCTGCAAAGTGAACGGGTCACCGACAGATGTGCCGGCACCGCCGCCCGCTGCATTGTGTGTCGCGTAGTATGTCGTCATCTATTTCCACCCCCACAGTTTCTCTCGGAAGTTCCCGAGTCTTTGAATGATATTCGAGTTCATAATTCAATAATACCTTATAATTAATGATATAAAAATGGGCCTATCACACCCCATCAGAGTTGCGTAGGCCCAAATCTTTTATTAATTTTCCCCAGCT